GCGATTGACTCCGTCAGCCTGGCGCCCGCCGCCGTCTTCCCGCTCGCCGGCGCCTTTGCCGTCCCGTCCGCCGTCGCCCCAGCCGCTATACCCGCGTCCAACAAAGGCGGCAGCTGCGCCAATAGCCCCGGGCCCAGGATGCGTCCAGCGCCGGACCCTTGCAGGTTGTTCAGTAATGCAATCAATTCTTCGTTAGCCATGTTTTTTCTCCCGCAAAAGTTCGCTCTCCAGCACCGTGAACGCTTCCACGCTCTTGGCTGGATACTCCCGCAAATTGCCGCGCCCGCCCATGCTCCAAACGTGATGTTCTTCAATCAGCGTCAGGCTCTCCGGACGGATGAACGACTGCGGGCACTCCGTCAGCACCACGTTGCCCCGGGCCCATACGGGCCTTTCATCCCCTCGCTCCTCCGCGGCCACGAAGCCGCAGCGGCGCTGCTTTTCCAGACCCTTCGACCGGCACTCGTCGCACTTCCACGCGGCCTGGTTCGCGAATTGAAATTGGAAGGCGACGATTAGTTTTTTCGTTCGTCCTCGTCAAGGAACAACTCGCCCTTGATGGCTTCAACGATTTCCCGGGCCAGTGCATCCGGGCCCCGATCCAACAGATTCTCCAGCGAAATCGGTTCGCCGTCGATCGTGATCCCGGTAATCTCTTCCAAGCCCCACCGGATATACAACGCGTCCATCCGGGCGCGTATCTCAGCCGCTTGGGCGGCATCAATGACGCTGTCCCCGGCCATGTGAAACGCCAGCTTCTCTCCGGTCTCCCGGATCAGTCGAACCAGTTCCATTCGGCGGGCAAGCGACAGGCGTCGCACCCGGAATCGCACGCCCTGGCAGGCATGCGATTCCACCGTAACGTAGCTTTCGTATTGCATAGCGGCCTACGCGAATGCGATCTGGATTTCGTCGTCCACCGATCCCTGCGCCGCGCTCAGCGAGAAGTTCCACTCCAACCGCGGATTGCGGTCGTCGAACTCCGGCACCTCCGGCACAACGGCCGGCAGATACACTCCGCACAGTTGCCCCGCGCTCTGTCCCAGCTGGATCATGATCGAAATCGGCGTGCGGTTCTTGGCCGCCTGATACAGGCCAATCGTCGCCTCGTCGTCTTTTTCATACAGCCGGAACTTGATGCCCACTTCGCGCTGCCCGGCGGCGATACAGGTCGGCCCGGCAAACCCGAACTCACGCTTCCGCATGTCCACGTTGTTGTTGATCGTGATCTCGGCTTCAATCAAGGTGTAGAACTGCGACGGCCCGGCGCCAATCCAAACCTGGCCGATGTGGCCCGGAATGATGTCGTAGGCCAATCCCGCCACCGCCGGTTCCACCGGGAAATCGCTCAATCCCGCCAGACCAGCCGAAAAACTCGCGCTGTCCAGCAGTTCCCGCGCTTCGCCGGAAAACTCGAACTCGTGATAGTCCGCGTTCACCTTGATCTTCATCTTGTCCACGCCCGCGCCGGCAACAATCCGTTGTACCGCCGTCGACGGGCTCCAGTAGTCGTACAGGCTCACGCTCGGCAGTTGAGTCGCCGGAGAATAAGTGATCGTCGGGTTCAGTGGACTGCCCCCGCTTGGTACCAGTGAGAACGGCGCGTTCAGCTCCACAGTCGTCGTGTTGATCACGGCGGCGACGAATCGGATCTCACCGCCAAAGCTCACCGCCTGGCCGGCCGTCAGTCCGTGCGCCGTGCCAAACGTCAACTGGTTGTTGGACCCCATCGACGAGACGGTCTTGCCGCCGTCGATTGCCGGTACCCCGCCCAGTGCGCCGCGAATCAGCGGCCCGTAGGACGGCTCGGCATTGATGTTGCCCCAGTTCGTCATGTACGTTCCCAATTGATATTGGGTCCGCGTCCGTGCGCCGGAAGGAATGCCGCCGCGTGTCCGGCTGCCGGTCTTGTCGCGACGCGGCCCCTGAACGGTTTCGTGTTGAACACCCAGCTGAATCGCTGGGATTCTGTTATCCGCCGTCGCCGCCACCACTGTGCCGAAACCCGACTCCAGGGCCGCGTAAAAACGGTTCTGATTGGAAGAAATGTAACAAGCCATATCTGTGCCTTCCTGATGTGAGAATTACTGGCGCTCCACGCGCCGGGCTATACGCTCACCTGAACGTCGAAGCTCACCTTCGCGGTCTGGAGAAAGTTCTTGCCGCCGTGTTTCACGGGTTGAAAAGTTACGGTGTAGCCGCCGGTATAGAACAGGCCGTTGTCCCAGTCGCCTCGATTGGTGTCCAGCACATCGGTCAGTGCGTCGACATACCATTGCAGGCGTTGGTCCAGCCCTTCCAGCCGGTCGTGCGTTACTCGGACATCCACGCTCAACGTCGCCGTTCCGGAAAACTGCCGGAACTTCTCTCGCAGCGTGTTTTGCAGCTTCTCGCAGTAAATGTGGAACGCCGGGTACTTCGTCCCCGCGCTCTTTTCAATAACCTCGGCAGGTACATTCTGCGAAATGATCTGCCCCAGTTCGATCAGCGGTAGCTCCACCCGGTTAGCCTGCGCGATCGCCGCCAGACCGGCCTGCAGGCCAGCCGGCGCGCGCAGGAGGCCCGCGGCTTTCTTCACTGCTATGGTTCCGATCTGTGCCATTCGTTTACCCTCGTTGCAACACGGGTACGTGCCGCAGATAGTGTTCGGCGGTCTGCCCGCTCCCCGGATCGCCGCCCTCGGCCAGTCCCGTCGATGGCAGTGTCCACGTCGCACCCAGCGCCAGCGGCGCGTTGTGCTGTTTCTTCGTCTGGTCGTCCAACAGGCCAACAAACAGGTTCCAGCCCACCGCCGCCGGCGGCGCGCCAATCGCCCGCACGGTCAGCGCCGTGCCTTCCTGGGTCGTAATCGCGGCCGCTTCGCTCGCCGAACTTTCGGCGCCGTTGGCGTCCACCCACGACACCCGCACATAGTAAGTCCGCGCCGGCTGCGTGCCGGCCAACTGGCCCAGCAACGGCTGCACAGGTCGCGGAAGCGGCTGAAACACCAACCCGATCCCCGTCTCCCGCACCATCTGTCCGGCCGCCTTCGCCAGCCGCTCGTACTCTTTCCACTTGTGTTTGTGCCGGTCGTTCAACTGCTGGAAATGCGCATCCCGGTAGGTCGCCGCCAGCGCCAACAGCGTGTGCCACTGCTTCAAACCGTCCGTCAGTGCCACATTGCTGAGCGTGAACTGCCGTCCGCCCAACTCCTGCACAAGAAATCGCTGCAGTTCCAGGCCAACCTCAAGCGACGCGATCGTCAGCTTCGCCGTCAGGTCGATACCCTCCGTGGCGGCTACTTCCACAATCGAGCTTTCGTAGTTCGCCAGGTCCGTGATTTGAGAAGGATTGCCATCCACAAAGAGCGCCATATCCGTCTCCTTACTTGCCCTTCCGGTTCTGGTGCATCGCCCGCTTCAGGGCGACGAGTTCTTCCTCGGCCAGCCGCGTCATCCGCACACGGTCCTGCAAATCGGCCAGGTCCTTCTGACGCTGCGCCTCTTCACGTTCCGCCTGCATCTGCGCAACTTCTTCCTCAGACATCCGCCGAGCCTTTTTCTCGACGATCATCTTGGCGGCCGTCTCGCGATTGACTTCCGACACGATTCCCTCGCGCCCGCCGTTCGGCGTCACAAGGCTGATGACGTGTACGAACTTGGTGTCGATCTTCGCCAGCTCCGCATCGATTTCGCGGTAATAGTCTTTCAGGTTCATAGGATTCCTCTTCAAAAAAGGGAAGGGAGGCGCGCACGGCACCTCCCCCCGGTTACGCGTTGTCGGGCCGCTCGCTGTTAGCTGCGGACCAAAACGCCGTGAGTGTTACGCAGCACCGCGACGCCGTAGAGGACGTCGACCGTGAACTGCTGGGCCAGCGTGTTGGGCTGGTAGCTCATGATCACGCGCATGCCGAAGTTGCCGAGTTCGGCGTATTCAGCCACCGCACCCGTGCCGGGCAAGGGTTGCGGCAGGCGGCGCATCACCAGGCCGATGGCGTCCTTGGCGAAGCCGATGTTGTTCGTCGTCACCGGACCGCTGCCCGTCTTGGAGACGAACTGCGAGCGGAACACGAAGAAGTCTTTCAGCTTGCCGACGTTGCCGTCGATCATGGTGCGGATGCCCGCTTCGCCAGCCGTGTGGTACTCGCTGAAGCGCGGAATCTGGCGCATCTGCGAATACGTGGAGCCGTCGACGACGAGGTACTTCTGCGCGCTGGCCGGAACCTTCGCATCGAACAGGGCGGTTTCGGCCTGGTCGATGGCGGCTTCGGTGATCGGCGAACCGCCGCTGCCCACAGCCGGGTTGGCCGTGAACTGCGCGTACAGGTTCATCAGGTCGGATTCAATCTTCTCGGCGATGGCGATCACCGCCGGCTCCATGTAGAGGCGGAGAAGATCGGGCACAGCCAGGACCTTGGTCACGTCCGGAATCTGGAACGTGGCTTCGGCGTGGGTGTTCAACACGATCTGCGCGTTCCCAAGGCTGGGATTCTGCGTGGTGACCGAGCCACCCTGCGCAATGTTATTCGCCGTCAAGGTCGGCGGGATCGGCACGTTGACCGTGTCGCCGGCCTGGGCCAGCGTCGGTTCAAAGGTCCGGTTCACGAGGTTCCCCATGACGAGGTTGCCCATCAAAGCGGGCAACGCGTCAGCGGCCACCAGTTTCACAATCGCGTTGGCGACGTTCGAAGAGGTAATTGCAGGCATTCTGCTCTCC